GGCTTATCAGCGCGCTTGAGCATGGGGAATTGTCCATACTCGATGACGACACCCAAACCGGTGAGTTATTGAGTTTCGAGGCCAAACAAACCGCCAGCGGTGCAATCTCATACAGCGCACCGAGCGGCCTGCATGATGATACCGTCATGGCATTGGCTATGGCGTGGGATATGCTATCAAGCGGGCTGGTAACCGTTATCGACCCGTTTGCTGATTGGTAGGAGGTAACACTATGGGATTTTTAGATTGGTCACGCGATAAAATGATTAGCTGGCTCTTCCCCGAATTACGACCGGGGCGAGATGCTCAAAAAGTTGAGCTGGCCCGCGCGTATCGCACAGGTGCGCAGCGGCCACAAATCAAAATCAAACCAATGCAGGCAGATGATAACGTCATTATCAACCTTTGCGGCCTGATTGCAGACCGGTCGGTATCGGCTCTGTTTGGCAAAGGTTTCGAGATTAACTACCCCGGCGAGGGTGACGAAAGCGCGCTGGGCGTGTACCTCGAAACGCAGCTTGACGCTAGCAATCAAGAGGTGCTGTTCCACCGCCTCGGTTTGTACGGGGTAGAGGGTGGGACGTGTTACATCAAGTTTGTGCCAGACGCTGATTACATCCGCCTGATTGCGATTGACCCGGCATGGGTGACGCTGGAGACCGACCCGGAAGACTTCGAGCGCGTGACCGTGTATGTAATCGCCTATAAAGTCGGTACGGGTGACGGCGAAATCGCACGCAAGCAGATCATCAAAATCAACCCAGACACAGGCGGCTGGATAATCCAGGACTGGCAAGCGGACATGAACAGCCACGGGAAATTCTACCTCGTGCGCCAGGTAGATTGGCAGTTTGACTTTGCTCCGATCCTGTACTGGCAAAACCTACCCAGCAATGAGGTTTACGGGCAAGCGGACTTGACGCCGGATGTAATCCAGTTGCAAGACCGGATAAACTTCCTTGCCAGTAACATCAATCGCATCATCCGCTACCACGCCCACCCGATGCGTTACATGACCGGCGGCGCAAACGCTGATAAGCTGACGCTAGGCCCGGATGAAATCTTGCGTCTGGGTACGGGTGACACGTTGCAGCAGCTTGAAATGCAATCCGACCTTGCCGGATCGTTGCGCTTTTTGGAATTGCTACGGCAATCCATCATGGATACCACCCGCACGGTGGACATCTCCAGTATGACCGACAGAGTTGGCGCGCTGACAAATTTCGGCCTGCGTGTACTTTGGCGGGATGCGCTCTCTAAAATTGAGACCAAGCGCGAGTTATACGGCGATGCGATTATAGAGATGCTACGCCGCCTGCTGATTATCGGCGGTATCAACGAGACCACCGCGACCGCTTACGTATCCGGTATATCTATCGTGTGGCCTGACGTGTTGGACGCTGACGAGCGCGAACAAGTTGCCGCGCTGAAAACAGACGTTGAACTGGGTATCCTGTCAAAACAGACCGCCGCGCAGTTACGCGGCTATGATTGGCAGGTTGAAACCGAGCGGCTTCAGGAAGAGGCCGCCGCTAGCGATAATGTCGGAGCTGCAATACTGCGAGCATTCCGGCAAGGCCAATAGGCTCAAATAATGCCACACCCAAACGCTGCTACCGTGCTAGGATATTCCGCTCAATTCATGGCCGCGCTTGACCGCCAGGATACCGCCGCCATGAATAGGCTTGTCCGGGCATACAACGAGTCTTACAAGCGCATTGAAGCAGACCTAAACCGGCTGATAATCGCCCTCGGAGACAAGACGCCCTCACGCGGGCAGCTTGTGCGCATGTCTCAATATCAATCCATGCTTGAGCAGATCACCCGCGAACTGCGAGACCTCGAAGGGTTGACACGCGTCATCACTGGCGAGGTCGCCACGAATGCTATCGGGCTGGGTAACGCAAACGCCGCCCGCCTGATTGCAGCAACCCTGACGGGCGAGACCGAGATTTACACCCGGTTTATGAAAATCCCAAACGCTGCTATCCGGCAGATGCTGGGTTTTTTAGACCCGACCGGGCCGCTGTTTGCGGCCATTGCAAAGATGTCGCCGTACTACGTCACCGCTATATCAGACGCCCTAATAGACGGGATTATCCGAGGTATCGGGCCGCGCCAAACTGCCGCCCTGTTAGTGCGTGATTTTGGCATGGTACTGACTGACGCCTTACGCACCGTGCGCACGGCTCAAATCTGGTCATACCGCGAAGCCTCGCGCGCAAACTACAATGCCAATGCAGACGTGGTACAGGGCTGGGTCTGGTTTGCGGAGCTTGACCGGGATGTCTGCATGTCATGCGCCGTCATGCACGGGACGGTACACCCATTAAGCGAACCGCTGGAAGATCACTACAATGGCCGCTGTGACGCTTTGCCGCTCACGCCGCTTGGCAACCCCGTGACACAATCCGGCGAGGACTGGTTTAGCCAGTTACCCGAAAGCCGGCAGCGCGCCATGATGGGGCCGGGCAAATACGAGGCTTATCAGGCCGGGCAGTTTGAATTCAGCGCGCTATCCAAGCAGGTTGATAACGACGTTTACGGCTCCATGCGTGTTGAAGCACCGCTGAAAGACCTGGTACCGTAAATTAGCACTTTACAGAATAACATTAATCTTGTTTTAATCTTCGCAACGTGCTACACTGTACTGTATAACGTCTAATGTTATAGAAACGGAGTATAAAATGCCTGATGATAATCAGCCGGGCGTGACGCCCGAACAATCCGCACCAGTGACAGGTGCGACCAACGCGGCAACGGGTTCGACCGGCGAGACGCCGGAAGAATTACGCGCCCGTATTGAGGAAATGGCAAAAGCCCTGAAAGCCGCAAACAAAGAGGCCGAAACCCGCCGGAAACGGCTGGACGAATTAGAGGCCGCTGAGGAACAGCGCAAACAGGCCGCCATGACCGAAACCGAAAAGTTGAAACTTGAAGCCCAGAAAGCGCAGCAGCGTGCCGAGCAGGCAGAGGCAAACGCCCGCAAAATCGCAATGGATGCGGAAATCCGCGCCCATGCCGCCGCCGCTGGTTTCATCGACCCGACCGAGGCCCTAAAACTCGCTGACCTGTCCAAAGTTGAGATAACCGACGACGGGGAAGTCAAGGGGGCGCGGGAAGCGGTTGAAGCTCTCGCGAAAGCCAAACCGCATCTTATCAGGCGTACCGCCGCTGGATTTGGGGCAACCAATCCGGGCAACGCCGCCGGGCAGGGTGAGACCGACCTCGAACGCGCTCACCGCTTGCTGGGGTAACAATACCACGGAGGTATAACCATGACCCAGATCAATACCTGGAGTGACATCAGCGCCATCGCCAACGCGGTGCAGACCGATGCTTACTTCATCGTTCGCAAGGCTGCGCTCATGCCAACCCTTGTCACTGTCTTTAATGACATGACGGGCGGCAATCTGCGCAAGTCCTATAAGTACAATTCCACCACGGCGGTCGCCGTTGGCGAAAGTGATGACCTCGCGTCTGCTGCTTTCACCCCGTCCGCTGACCAAACCTTGACCCCCGCCGAAATCGGTCGCCAATTCTTCATCACCGACCTGCGCCGGGATTCGGAAGCGCCCGAAAACATCCTGACCGATGCGGCCCGCGAGCTTGGTTTCGCCGCCGTCGACAAGATTGAAAACGACCTTATCGGCGATATGGCTTCTCTGACGGGCGGCACGATTGGCGCGGCTGGCACTGTCATCACCTGGGGTTACGTCGCCGCGGCTATTGCCGTTGCGCGTGGTGCCAGCAAATCCGACACTGTCCCGCTGGCCTGTGTCATTCACGGCTATCAGGCCGCTGTGCTGGCTAAAGCTGCAAGCATCGCCGGCGCGTCCGTTGTGAATGCCCCGGCTACCCAGAACGAAGTGACTGCCTTTGGCTTGCGCCAGGCCTTCACTTTCATGGGCGTTCCCGTGTATCAGTCCTGGGGTTCGGTCGATGCAAACACCGACTTCACCGGCGGTGTGTTCCCCCGTAACGCCCTTGCGCTGGATTGGCGGCGCCCTATCCGGGTTGAAGCCGAACGCGACACTTCCCGCCGCGGCCTGGAACTGAATATGTCCGCCG